GGTTTTATGCTACAAGTTTGGTCGTGGGTGCAATTAGAAATTTAGATGGTTTAAACCCTTCGGATAATGTATGGAGAACAATAATAACTTATAATTTAATAATAACTCAAAATTAAAATAAAATGGCAGAAACTAAAGTATCAGCAAGGGATTATATCCTTTTAGCAGATTTAGCTGGAGGTACAACTTTTAAACCTGTGGCTTGTTTAACGACAAATTCATTGACATCAACTGTTAACACTATTGATGCAACTTCAAAATGTGGAGACCAATTTCAAGCTGGTCCTTCATTTACACAATCATTCAAAGGCGAAGGATTTGCAATTGATGAAACAGGAAGTCCAAGTAAGGATTCTTACCAACAATTGTATGCTGCTCACGCTGCTAAAACTCAATTTACTATTAAAATGGGTAAAGCAACACCAACTACTGGTGATGTTTACTATGGTGGTCTTTCAACTAGCACTGTATTTATTAGCGACTTTGAAGTAAATGCTGCTGATAAAGATGATGTTAAATTTACTGCAACATTTGTAGTATGTACACCACCAATTGCACAAACTGAACAAGCCTAAAACCAATAACCTATGTTTGAATTAAAACTAAACAACAAAACAATTCAATTAAAATGGGGTACTTGGTCAATGCGTGAATTTTGCAAAGCAAAAGACATATCAATAGATAAGTACTTTGAGTTTTTAGGTGGAAATCAATACGACTTGGATAATATTGTTAAACTATTGTACATCGGATATAAATCCGCTTGTATAAGTAACAAACAAGAAATTGAATTTACCGAAGATGATGTTTGCGATTGGATTGATGAAATAGGCGGTATTTTTAATCTTGAAGGACAAGTTCTTTTGTATCTTAAATATATAGTAGAACATACTGTTATGGCAGTAAAAGGAACTCCTAAAGAAGAAAAAAAAAAGTCTAGTAAAGTTAGGTTGGGATGATATTTTAGTGAAAGCTGCTGAATGCAATATAAGACCCAATGAGTTTTGGGATATGACTTGGAAAGACTTTTCTATTATCGTAATGGGTAAGGAAAAACAAGAGTTAAACGAATGGGCAAGGACTAGAAACCTTGCCTATATTGTATATTTAAGTAACACCACTGAAAAATCACCCAAGAGCATAAAGTCTTTTTGGCATATACCAGCTATTGATGATTTAGAAGTAGAAGATGAAAAGGTAATGTTAACAAGCGACCAATTGGCAAGGACACTAAAGTTGTACGGAGTAAATTAAAATATTATGGCAGATTCATTTGATAAGTTTAGTATTGGTATTGATGCCGATGTTTCAGCGTTACAATCTAGCTTAAAGGCAGCACAAAATACTCTTGCACAATTTGAAAGTGCATTAAAGAAAGCTACTAATATTGGTGAAATAAATTATCTTAATAAAAACATAGATAATTTAAAAGGTACAATTGCTCAATTAAATCAACAAGCTGGAAGATTAGGCAAACCAATGGGTGATGCTTCGCAATCTCTTATAAACTTCTCAAGGATTGCTCAAGATGCTCCTTATGGAATTATGGGTATTGCGAATAACCTGAATCCTATGGTTGAATCGTTCCAAAGATTAGCTGCAACGGAAGGGGGAACTAAAAAGGCATTACAAGCAATGGTTGCTGGGTTAATGGGTCCAGCAGGGGTTGGTGTTGCAATAGGTGTGGTATCTTCATTGGCGGTTACATTTAGTAAAGAAATAGCAGCATTCTTTAAAGGACCAACTGCTGAACTAGAGAATTTTAGAGCAGAACTTAATAAAGTTGCAAGTGAAATAAATAAGTTAATAGGTAAAGAACAAACCAAAAGAACTATTGGAATACAATTAGCAGATTTAATTGTTGGTGGTAATAAAACGGCACAACAAGAAGCATTAAAACAATTACAAGATTTATATAGTAATAGTGCTGCGATTCAAAATGCAAAATTAGGTCAAGATAAAATATATTATCAAACTTTAGTTAATCAAGCAGCAATGCAAGCTGATGCAACTGCTAAAGAAAAAAATAATATTTCTCAATTAGATATTGCTTATGCTGCTCAAATAGAGAACGAGAAAAAAAGAAATGCAGAACTTAAAAAGATTACATCCGAAAGATTAATTGGAACAGGATATGCAACACAAAGGCAAACTGTTCAACAACAAAAAGATTTAATTAATGCTTCTTATGATATTTTAGGAAATGAAATTAAAAAGAATATTGCAAAACTTGAGGCAGATACATCTAAACAATTATCTGCAATTACATTAGTTCCTACTCCTGATAAAAAGAAAGCTAAAGAATCAATAGATACATTAAAAGAATTTTCTGCTGCACTTAAGTATGAATTGGCTCAACAATTAATGGATTATGAAAAATATAAGAAAAGATTTAAAGAAGTAGATACATCTTATATAGCATTTAAATATAAAAAAGAACCTGTAAAAGAAAGTGAATTTAGCAGAACTACAAAAAAAGAATTAGGAGACCAATCTCAAAATAGTTTAGGTAAGTTTTTAACTAAAAATACCAAAAACTTAATGGATAGTGAAGCAGAAATAAAGAAAACGCAAAAAGCGTATGAAGATTTTGCTAATTCAATTTCTAGAGATGTTTCAGGTGCTTTAATGGGTATGTGGGCAGATATGCAAGAAGGAGAATCGGTATTAAATTCAATTGGAAATATGTTAGGTAGATTAGCAGAACAATTTGTTGTTGCTGCTTTACAAGCTGCTATTTTTGCAGGTATAATGTCTTTATTAACAGGAGGTGTTGCTGGTGGTGGTTTGTCTTTTGCTGGGTATTTTATGAAAGGATTTGGAATGGCAGAAGGTGGAATTGTTACAGGACCAACTCACGCTTTAATAGGCGAAGGTAATGAAAGCGAAGCGGTTATGCCATTAAGTAAATTAAGCGGAATGCTTAACACTACATTCAATGCAGGTGCAATGAGTGGTGGTGGTGCAATGGCAGGTGGCGGTTCATTTGTATTAAAAGGTAATGATTTAGTTTTAGCATTACAAAGGTCTAATCATTCACTTAACTTAAGAAGGGGAATATAATGGCATACGCAAATAAATATAAAATAACAATGGCTTCCAAAAGTGGCAGCATTACGGAATTGTATTTATTAGAAGATGATTATGCTGGAAGTGTGATTGAATATCCTGCAACTACAATACAATTGCAATATATCCCAAGAAGCGATGATATTTTTGAACCTATTTATGCAAGTCAATTAAGTATTGGAATAGATGTTACGGATGACATAAATAATATGCCAAACTTAACAACATTAAACGATAGGAAGTATTTATGTAAACTTTACTATGATGAAACTTTAGAGTGGCAAGGATGGGCATTAAGTGATAGCGTTCAATTTTCATTTACAACAGGCAGAAAAGAACTTTCATTTAACGCAGTGGATGGTTTGGGTTTATTAGAAAAGATTAATTACCCTTTAGCAGTAGATTATGTTTTAAGTGATTTTAATGATTGTTTATTTTACATATTAAATTCATTAAATGCAATTGGGTTTCCAACAAATCCAAATGTTATAACAGGAATAAGTTATTACGCAGACGGAATGGATGATAGGGCAGATGTAAGTTGGGCTGACCCATTAAAACAATCATACTTAAACTTTGCTTTATTTATTACTAATGATTATCAAGTAGATAATTGTTTAGCAGTTTTAACTAAAATAGTAAAAGGATTTGGTGCAAGATTATTTCAAGCACAAGGAAAATGGCAAATACTTGCAATTTCACAATTTGCACAAGAAACATATTGGTTTACTGAATATGATGATGCTGGATTAGTAGTTGATTCAGGAACTACAAGTTTTAATGGTTTAATAGATGGTTATAGTGGTAATGAAACAGGATTATTCTTTGTAGATAATAGCCAAGTAAAACTATTAAGAAAAGGTTATAACAAAGTACAATTTGATAAACAAATTGAATATCCTTCAAACTATATTACTAATGGAGATTTAAAGCAAGTAACATCTTCAGGAGGTTTATTACACGCTTACGCTTGGACTGAACAAGTGAATGGTAGTTTAATATTTGTTGCACCATATCCTAGTAGATTATCAAATGATTATTACATAGATATTACAAATGTTGTAGCACCTTACAACGCATCAATAAGACCTACATATTTCCCTAATATTGCTTTTAATGAAGTGGTGCGTATTTCTTTTAATTCAAATCTTGTAGCGGTTGGTGCAACTGTTCCTGATGCGTTTTTTATATTAAGGATTCAATTGCAAACACCAGCAGGTTTTTATAGCATAGATAATAATAAAGAATGGGAGTTTGGCGGTTCAAGTTATTATTTTGAGCCTTACGATGTTGATACAACATTAACTGAATTAAGTTTGACTTTACCACCTGCACCCGAATCAGGAACAATATATTTTGAATATGTATTAGCAAAACCTGCTTCTACTTATTGGAAATCAACAGTAGAGGCAAACGAAGTAAGTAACTTTATATTTACAATTCAACCTGCTTTTCAATCTTATCAATGTATTGGTTCGTTAAATAATACGGATGAATATGTATTTAATGCAGATTTAGATTTAGGATTTAATGATTCTTACAATGGGTATTATTCTTATAAAGGATTTTTAGCAGATGAAGATGGTTTAAACTTAAAGAATTGGTATCGTTACGAATATTTATCGGATAAATATCGTTCATTAAGCCAATTAGTAATTAGACAATATTCTAATAACTTAAACAAGAATGTAATCAATATTGATTCTACTTTTATGGGTATGAATACCGATGAAGGTAGATTTAGTGGTGCAATGAGAATAAAGGCAACTGATACTGACCCAGCACAAATAAGTGTTGCTAATAAGCAGTATATGGTTGGTAATACTACAATTGATTTATTTAATGATACTATTCAAGGAACTTTGTTAGATATTAATAGCGATAATGTTGAAGCTAATATTTTTGAAGTAATAAACTCAACAAGCACACCGCCATTTGTTCCTTCGGTTGCACATTTAAGGTCTAATGGTTATAATACAAGTGCAGAGGCTTTAGCAGGAACATTAACTGCAACTGAAATATTTACATTAGATGGAATTACTGACCCTGATTATGGTGATGTGTTTTATGAAGATGAAGATGGTGCAATTACTTTCAATGGAGATTACTTATGGTATAAGGTAGAAACAGTGTTCCCTAATACAAAAGTTTACCAAATAAGGATTGACGGAGTGATAATAGGAATATATACTTAAATTTGTAGTTATGGCAGCAAAAGTACAGGGCAACAACATAATGTTGTATTATTTTGAACCACCTTCGGTTACATATCCAGCAGGTAGGGATATTCCGTTTTCGTGTTCTACAAATTGCACATTTAGTGTAAGTGTTGACCAAAAAGAAGTAACAAGCCAAACGAGTGCGTGGTATAGGGAGTTTAAAAACGACATAGCTAGTTGGACAGTTAATTGTGATGGTCTTATAACTTTGGATGGTTATGGCTATTTATTCTTACTTGAGCAACAACAAGATAGGACTACAATTTTAGTAAAGTTTGTTATTGACAACGGAGTTGATGGTTTGGTAGTAATTAGTGGGGATTGCAATTTGACAAGTTTACAAATTAACGCACCTTATAAGGACATAGCAACGTATAGTGTATCGTTACAGGGTACAGGTGCTTATGCTACAACAGGAACGGAAATCAATCCTGAAGGGGTTGTAATTGTTGCTGGAGGTGCGGTTTACACAAAGGGAACTGTTGCAGCAGGTGGAGAAACTACAATCACTTATGGCGATATGATAGGCAAGGCTTGTCTTTATGTTTCTCGTGGTGGTATAGATGTTCAGGATATTTTAACGACAGGAACACCTGTTGATGAGCAAGTGAAGTGGAATAGTACAACAGGGGTATTGACATTTGGAAGGGTATTAGAAAGTGGGGAGTTTATTAGGGCATTATTTCAATAATAATTTAGTTATAAATTAAAATAAGATGGCAAATCAAATAGTTGTTTCAGCAGGTGCGAAAGTTAGGAATTTACAAGATGTAATTATTGGAACAAGTGGGGTATTAACTTCATTAGGATTTGATGTTGCAAATGGTGTGCCAAGACTTGATGTCAATGGTAAGATATTAGTATCTCAATTACCTAACTCCGTAATGGAGTATAAAGGTACTTGGAACGCTGCTACTAACACACCAACCCTTGTAAATGGCACAGGAAATCAAGGAGATGTTTACTTATGTAATGTGGCAGGTACTGTTGACTTTGGTGCTGGTGCGATTGCTTTTGTAGTAGGAGACCAAGTTATTTATAGCGGTTCTATTTGGCAAAGGGCTTCAGGTTCAACAGGAACAGTTACGAGTGTAGCGGTTACTGAAAGCGGAGATAGTTTAAACATAACAGGCTCACCCATTACTACAAGCGGAACGATTAACATAGGATTCAACGGAACTAATTTACAATATGTAAACGGAGCAGGAAACTTGACCACCTTCCCTACTTTAATCACTTCCATAGGTTTGACTATGCCGAGTGCTTTTAGTGTCGCAAATAGCCCTTTAACGGCTAATGGAACGATTGCAGTAACAGGAGCAGGTGTTGCTTCACAATATATCAGGGGAGATGGTACTTTAGCAGATTTCCCTTCAAGTGGCGGTGGCGGTTCTTCGGTTTCGTATTATCTTAACGGAGGAACAAGTCAAGGCACTATCGGTGGTACTACTTATTACGAAATGAGTAAAACTGCGGTAATAGGAACAGGGGTTGATTTTCCTAAAACAGGAGATGGTTTTATAGTAGCTTTCTTAACGGATGCTAACGACCCTGCACAATTAAATATTCCAGCAGGAAATTGGAACTATGAGATTTATGCACAAATGAGTGCTAACGGAGGTACTCCGCAGATGTATGCAGAACTTTACAAGTACGATGGAACTACTTTTACTTTGATTTCTACAAGTAGCAATGAGATTATATACGATGGTACTGCTTTGAATCTTTACACTTTTGCAATGGCAGTTCCTGATACAAGTTTGACTTTGACGGATAGACTAGCGGTTAAATTATACGCTACAAATAGCGGTGGTAAGACTACAACTATTCATACTCAAGATGGTCATTTGTGTCAAATTATAACAACTTTCAGTACAGGTATTACTGCGTTAAATGGTTTGACTGCACAAGTTCAATACTTTCAAACAGGAACGAGTGGAACGGATTTCAATATCTCAAGTACAACTGCTACGCATACTTTTAACATTCCTGATGCAAGTGCAACTGCAAGGGGGTTAATTACAACAGGAACTCAAACGATAGCAGGTGCTAAAACATTTAATGCAAATCCAAGTATCAATGTAGCAGGACAAGCATCTTTATCAATATTATCATCAACAGGAAATAGTGCATTAATATTTGGTTATGTAAATAATGTATTAAAAGGTACAATAGATATTAATGCTACTGAATTTAAGTTTGCAAGTACAATAAATTCAACATATAAATTTCAAGCAAGTGGATTAGGTATAGCATCTTTAATATTTAATAATACTACAAATTACTCTTACACATTCCCTGCTGCAACAGGAACTTTGGCACTTACAAGTGATTTAGGTGCGTATCTGCCTTTGGCAGGTGGTACTATGACAGGTGCTATTGTAGGCACTACTTCTACATTTACAAATGGAGGAAGTGGCATAGGTGTAGGGATTACATTAAGCGGTGCTAGTGGTGATGGTTTAAAAATTACTCATTCAGCAGGTAGGGCTTTAAATATAGCATCAAGTGGAGCAGGGTATGGTATTATTATAAATAACGAAACTGCATCTACTTCAGCACCTTTTACGATTCAAAAACAAGGCAGCAATGTTATTACAATGTCCGATACAGGTGCAGCTAACTTTACAGGTCAGCTTACTTTAGGCTCAACAATTACAAACGGGTCAAGTACATATACGCTACCATCAGCAACAGGAACTTTAGCTTTAACAAGTTCTTTAAGCGGTTACCTACCATTAACAGGGGGAACTTTAACAGGAGCATTGGGTGGAACAAGTGCAAGTTTTAGTGGTGCATTAACAGTAACAAATAATGTTACAATAAGACCTACAAGTGGCTATAATGCATATTTTCAAACAAGTGGAACTGCTTTAAGAATTAACTATCTAAATGATGCTCTTTCTGCAAATGTAAGTGCATCATATAGAGCAACTGACTTTGCTTGGCAAAAGGGAGATGGAACTGAAGTATTAAAATTAGATTCTTCTGGCAATTTAGGATTAGGAGTTACACCGAGTGCGTGGTATAGTGCAGGTGGTTATGCTTCTTTACAAGTTGGTAATGCAAGTTTATTTGGGAGAAATTCGGCTAACTCTGAACTTTATTTAAGTGCAAATGCTTTTGATAATTCAAGTGGTAATCCAACATATATCACAACAGACTTTGCAACAAGATATGCTCAAAATGATGGGGTACATTCGTGGCTAACTGCTCCTTCAGGAACGGCAGGTAACGCTATAACCTTTACCCAAGCAATGACTCTAAATGCGAGTGGGAATTTAGGTTTGGGAACTCCTACTCCTGATGTATTTTCAAGAGGTTATAGTGGTAAAATACTTGGCATATCTTCAGCAGGACAATCTGCTATTGGATTAAATGCAGCAACAGGAAGTGCAGCTTATTTTGATATGGGAGTAAACGGAACAAGATATTTAAGTTTCTATACCGATACTACAAGTTCCGATATTTCAACAATAGGAGCATATGCTCTTACATTATCAACTAATAGTGTTGCACGTTTAACCATAGCATCCACAGGAGCAGCTACATTCTCAAGTAGTGTAACGGCAACTAATATTACCAATAATGGTATATATTATGGTAGAGCAAATGCATCTTTTCCAGCTACAAGTTTAGGTTATTTTGCGCTAAAAACAAATAATTTAGATGGCGAAAGAGGTGGATTAACAGTACAAGTATCTAATTCAACTTCAACATTTATTGATGCTTTAACAATTAATTACACAGGAGCAGCTACTTTTAGTTCAACTTGTACTGCAACGGGCTTTTTTGAGAGCAGCGATAGTAGATTAAAAACATTAATCCAAGATAATTACCAAACAAAAGGCATTGCATCAATAACCCCAAAACTTTACACTAAAAACGGAAAGGTTGAACTAGGTTATTATGCTCAAGATTTTGTTGGGGTGTTAGATAGTGCTATTAGCAAAGATGAAGATGAAATGTTATCACTATCTTATCGTGAGGTGTTAGTAGCTAAAGTGTACGCATTGGAACAAAGAATTAAAGAACTAGAAGCTAAATTTAACTAATATGGCTACAACTTGGGCAGGTACGGATTTAAATCAAGGCATAACTAGAACGGCAATGAATGACTTTTGGAACACAAATACCAATGGAGGTTATCCTTGGTGTGATGGTTGCTCACAACCTGCTAATTCACTTCAATTAATAACAAGGGCATATTATGAAGCTAATTATGTTTTTACTACTGCTTATGGAATTTATCTAATTGATACTGCTAAAACAAGTTTACAAATATTAGTTAAAAATGATATAGGAGTAAAGATTGATTTACTTACTACAACAGGTGCTTGTAATTGGGGTTCTTTTGTTGCAACTGTTTACTTAAACCCTACATTAACTTTAGCTTATACAAACGCAGCACAAACGACTTTATATAATGGTGGTGGAACGCAAAGAGCAACACTTGATATAGCATACCCTTCTGCAACTTTAACTAGATTAACAATTAGTTCAGCAGGTGTAGTTAGTGGAATTACTTATGATTATTGTTAAAAAAATAAAATAAAATAAAATGAAAATACAAGCAATCTCATCTTGGCAGAATGGTCAAGAAAAACTAGGAACGGAGTTTAACTTACGAATTATCAATGACAACCTTTTGGATTCAGCATCCTTTTACTATAATATTTGTAGCGAGGAAGTAAGTCATTTAGAACCTAAAACAGTTACCGCATTAGATGGCGAGGAACTTACTGAAGATGTTTTAGTGATTGATTCCTATGCTCAACAATTAGTAGATGGTAACTTATCCATTAGCGGTCAAGATTACCAAGATTGGGGTAAGGCTAGTGATATAAACCTTTGGGCTTACGAGTGGGCAGCAGCTAAATTAAACCTTACATTAATTACGGAATAAACTTATATTTGTAAAAAAATCAAACAATGCAATACAACAAACTCAACACCCTAGTCGCATCAATTAATGCGGTTATTGGAAACTCTGAAAGTAAGACACAAAAAAAACTCGTAAAGATTTATGAAAAAGTCAAATCCCACCACGAAAGCTATCAAGCCCAAGTTGAAGAACTCCGCCTTGATAACGCATCAACCGATTCTAATGACATTTTATTATTGGATGAAAAAAATGGTTATAAGTTTACTAAAGAAAGTATCAAAAAGCTAACTGCTCAAGTAACTGAATTAGGCAACAAGGAGTTTGATTTTACACCGATTCCTGTGGTTAACCCACAAGGTTTAGAGCATTTTACATTCCTTGAGGACTGGACCAGCGGAATTGAATTTATTAAAGAAATAGAAGAGGAATTGTAATGAATGTAACTTTATTTATTATTGGTCAGGCAATAGTTATTGTCATTGGACTAATTGGAATTTATGTTAAGATAAGTCTTAAACTAAAAGAATTAGAGATTCGTGTGAGTATGGTTGAAAAGCAAGATGACCAAATCTATAAAAAGCTAGACCATATCCTTGACCAAATAAATAAGATGGCAATTGCAATGCAAAACAAACAAGACCGATGAAGGACATAATAACTGTTATATTAATAATAGCGGTTTTAGTGCTGGTTATGCAACCAAAAAAATCAAATCCGCCAATAATAATAACGAAGTACGATACTATTGTTGAAGTTAAAAACATAGTAAAATATCATAAGGGAAATAGCATCCCTTTTGTCGTTTTAGATACAATCGTTAAAACAAATGAGGTTCACGATACTATACGCATAATAAACGATTATAGCAGTGTATATGCGTATTACGATACTTTAAAGCTGGATTCTGCTCAATATGTTTATGTAAGCGATACAATCAGCAAAAACAAGATATTGGGAAGGGGATA